TGGATTGAAACAACTCCCAAATTAGAAGATATAGAAGGAGAAGAAGAAGAAGAAAAACAAAGCCCTTATGATGTTGGTTATGAGGGAGATGGAAAAGTTTTAAAGCCAGGAGCCTCATTTAATACTGGAAAATTTGAAGAAGAATTTATTGAAGAACAGGCCCAAGAAAAAGGGCTATTAAAAGAAGGTCTGTCACCATTACCACAAGCGTTGGAAATTAAGCCCGCAGAAAAAGCAGCCCGAAGAATGGAAAAATTAATTCATGATCAAATTGATGAATCTAATGGAGCTAGTGAAATCAGGAATGCGCTATTTGAAGCGTCTCTATTTGGAACAGGTATTGTCAAAGGCCCCTTTAATTTTAATAAAACATTAAATAAATGGGATGAGAATGAAGAAGGAGATAGAGAGTATAATCCTTTAACAGTCAGGGTTCCTAGAATTGAGTTTGTTAGTATTTGGGATTTTTTTCCTGATCCAAATTCTACGAACATTGAAGAATGTGAATATGTATTCCATAGACATAAATTAAATCGTTCACAACTTAGAGCATTAACAAAAATGCCCTATTTTGATAAAGATGCAGTTCGTGATTGCTTAATGATGGGATCGAATTATGTTGAAAAAGATTATGAACATGAATTAAAAGATGATCATCGTACTCAGGAGGACGGATCAGGAAAATTTGAAGTTTTGGAATATTGGGGCATTATGGATGCTGAATATGCCAAAGAAGTAGGAATGGAACTAGGAGAAGATATAGATGATTTGGATGAAGTTCAAGTTAATGCTTGGATTTGTAATGGTAAGCTTTTACGGGCTGTAATTAATCCCTTTACACCTTATCGAATACCTTATCATTCTTTCCCTTACGAAAGAAATCCATATAGTTTCTTTGGTATTGGAATTGCTGAGAATATGGATGACTCCCAAAGAATAATGAATGGACATGCTAGAATGGCTGTAGATAATTTAGCTTTATCTGGATCTTTAGTGTTTGATGTTGATGAGTCTGCTTTAGTAGGAGGACAAAATATGGAAATTTATCCTGGTAAAGTATTCCGTAGGCAAGCAGGAATACCAGGACAAGCAATTCACGGGATTAAATTTCCAAATACATCCACAGAAAACATGATGATGTTTGATAAGTTTAGACAACTTGCAGATGAACAGACAGGAATACCTAGTTATAGTCATGGTCAGACAGGTGTACAAAGTATGACAAGAACTGCTTCAGGCATGTCTATGCTTTTAAGTGCGGCCTCTTTAAATATAAAGACCGTAGTTAAAAATTTAGATGATTTTCTTTTAAAGCCATTAGGAGAGGCTTATTTCCAATGGAATATGCAATTTTTTGATAGTCGGTTGGGTGTTAAAGGTGATTTAGAAGTTAAGGCAACAGGAACAAATAGTCTTATGCAAAAAGAAGTAAGAAGTCAGAGACTAACTACGTTCTTACAGTCTGTTCAAAATCCTGCTATTGCACCCTTTGTTAAAATCTCAAGGCTTATTAGTGAACTGGCTTATAGTTTGGATCTTGATCCTGATGAAGTTTTAAATGATCCAGAAGAAGCAGCTATTATGGCACAAATTATAGGGATGCAAAATGTTGGAAAAACAATTGGCGAGGAAACTCTCCCTACTGGTGAACAACCAGGAGGTATGGGAGGCATTAAAGGAACACCTGAACAACCTCAAGAACTTGGAGTTACAGGCACTGGTGGCGGCAACATCGGAACAGGAAATGTTCCGCAGCCAGGGGAAAGTGGCTTTAGTGGTACGCTTAGAGCAGTTGAGGGAGCAGGTTAAAGAAGCTAAAAATAGAAAGGAAGAATAAAATGCTGAGAAAATATAAATATAAGAAAGGTTCTAAAGTTAGAAAAGCTAAACAAGTAGGCGGACTTGCAGTCGAAGAAGAAGGAGCATTACTTGTTCCACCTGAACAGACTCCAATTCCTCCATTAGCTGAAGATGTTCCTATAGATGCTTATCCTAATATATCTCCAGATGAAGAAGAAGCATTAGAAGCTTCTCAAGTTCCTGATGAACAAATGGAAGAAGATTATTTAGAATTCATTGTTGAGCAGTCTCTTGACGATGAAGAAAAAACATATTTAATGAGTAAATTAGAAGCTGATCCTCAACTAAGTCAAATTTTTGACAAGGTTGTTGGAATAGCTTCTGAATTTTCAGGTGAAGGGGAAGTAAAAGGCCCTGGAACCGAAGTCTCTGATTCGATTCCTGCAAGGTTATCGGAAGGAGAATTTGTTTTTACAAATAAAGCCACTGAACAAATAGGTGCAGGTGAACTCCAGAACATTATGGATGAAGCTGAACGAGCTTATGATGGTGGTTTAATGAGTAAAGTACTTGGCGGTAAAGTTCAAACTAGAGAAAAAGAAGATGAAGATCTTTCGGGCGCTTTATTATCTAGAGTGAATGAAGAAGAAGAAATTAAAAAAACAATGATTTCTTCTAATCGTATGCCAAGCATAAGGTGATAAGGCTACCCTATTTATGTAGGCCCCTTATTGTATTTTTAAACCTTTTGGCTACCTTGGAGTATAAGCCCTATACTAAAGAATAAATTAGTATGGCTACCTTATAAAACGACAAGCCCCGTAAAGGAGAGTGATTATGATTGAACAACAAGTACAAGAAGAAGAAGAAGCTAATCCTTATAATATGAATAAATCTTGGCATAAGGATAAAGATGGAGAATCATCGGAAACAGCAAATTCATTATTCTTTGCTACACAACAACAGGCCACCTCAAATGAAGCCCCTGATGTAAAAATGGAAGGAGTAAAAAAGACTCGTAAAAGGACTAACTATAAGAAACGCTATGACGATTTAAAAAAGCATTATGATGACAGGGTTTCTCAATTTAAACAAAGGGAACAGGAAATATTAGCCGAAACTAGGGCCGCACAGCCTAAATATAAGGCTCCAAAATCTCCTGAAGAACTTCAAACTTTTAAAAAAGAGTACCCTGATTTATATGAAACAGTTGAAACTGTTGCTCATTTACAAAGTGAACGACAAATTCAAGATTTGCAATCTCAATTATCATCTGTACAGCAACGTGAAGTTGATATTTTGAGAAGGGAAGCTGAAGCTAATTTAAGGGAGAATCATCCTGATTTTGAAGATATTAGAGGGAATGAAACTTTTCATGAATGGGCAAAAGAGCAACCAGAGCAAATCCAAGACTGGGTTTATAAAAATTCTATGGATGCTAAGTTAGCAAGTAAAGCGATTGACTTATATAAACTTGAACGAGGAATTACCCCCTCTAATCAATCAAAAGGATCACGACAAAAACAGTTCAATAATAATGAAGGTTCGGCAGCAAATTTAGTCTCTACAAAAACAACGACAGTTGATGCCGCACAACCTGATAAAATTTGGACTGAACGGGAAATTGCTGCAATGTCTTTAGATCAGTTTGATAAATATGAAGAAGAAATTAATCAAGCTGTGAGTGAAGGCAGAGTAGCGAAATAACTTTAACTTAATAAGGAGGGTAACAAAATGGCTTATAATGCAAGTGATCAATACTTTGAGCCTAGCACAGATACTGATGCTAACTTTGCGAACTCCGTAAGTGGTCAAAATAATTCGTTTTTCCTTCCGGCTGTCTACTCTAAAAAGGTTTTAAACTTTTTTAGAAAGGCTTCGGTTGTACAAGCAATTACAAACACCGACTATGCCGGTGAACTGTCCGCTTTCGGAGACTCAGTAAAGATAATTAAAGAACCAGAAATAACTGTATATACGTATGAACGTGGTGCAGATGTAACTCAGACAAAGCTGACTGATCAAGAGTTATCGCTTGTTGTTGATACAGCTAATGCCTTTAAGTTCAAGGTGGACGACATTGAAAGTAATATGTCCCATGTGAACTGGCGGGAAGTAGCTTCATCTTCGGCGGCGTATGCTCTTAAAGATGCTTTTGATGAGGGTGTTATTGCTGTCATGTTTGCAGGAGTGTCGGCTTCTAGCCCGAACCATATTTTAGGTTCGGATAATGCGACTGATCTTGCTGCGGGTACGTTTGATGGTACTGGTAATCTAGATATTGGTTTTGGCTCGTCAGAGCATGATCCGATTGATGTCTTAGCGCATATGGCTCGTCTTTTAGACGATTCCAAAATCCCTGAAGAGGGACGTTGGTTTGTGGCCTCGCCTGATTTCTATGAGGTTCTATCTTCTACGGCATCGAAACTCTTATCTGTTGATTACAATGGTGGTCAAGGTTCGATAAGAAATGGTTTAGTATCTTCTGGTAAGCTTCGTGGATTTAGTATGTATAAATCAAATAATATTGCTTCAGCATCTAATGCTGCTGGTAAATGTTTGGCTGGACATATTTCATCTACGGCAACGGCTCAGACTATTACTAGTACTGAAGTTTTGCGTGATCCTGATTCGTTTGGTGATATTGTACGAGGTCTTCATGTTTATGGAGCTAAAGTACTACAGTCAAGCGCGTTGGTTTCAGCGTTCTACGGTATCGACTAATTAGATTTGGGAGGCTGAAAAGTCTCCCTTTTCTTTTATTTTCAGGGTAAAATTTTATATAGAGGAGAAAAATTATGGCAAGTCCAGTTATTGATATAAGAGATACAGGACGAAATTCAGCGAGAACAGGAGATGTTCGTGGGCTTTCTGATAATGTAGTCCATTCATGGACTTCAGCTACTACAGGAACTATCGCAGTAACTGCTGATGCAACTTATGATGTTACATTAACACAGCCAGCAGATACGATTATTCGTAATCTTATTGCTATTCCAGCAGGAAATATTGTTACAGCAGGAGCTTCAGGTGATGATGTTGATTTTGATTTAGGAACTGCGGCTGGCGGTGGTCAGCTTATTGATGAAAAAGCTATCTTAGATGATGGTGGAGCAGCAGTAACCTGGACAGCTAATGTACCTTTGTATATTATTCAAAATTCACATGGTCATGCAGCTAACGCATTTGTAGGTACTGGAGTAATAGCAGGAGTCTATGGAGGCCCCGCAACTTCAGAAGCAATTGTTATTGCATCTACTTTGTATAGTTCGTCAGCACGTTCAATTTATGCAAGGTTAAAGCCTTTAGCAAATGATCTAGCTACTGCTGCTACAACTGTTACTTATCTGGTTGAGTTCTTACATTTAGGTGTATTACCTGATTAATCTGAGGTATAAATAAATGCCGCAATTAGGAAGTGATAAAAATCCCATTGTGATGAACCATAAGGGTAAAAGTACCCGTACTTTAGGGCTTTTAGGTAGGCAATATTCTGGAGAAAGTAAAGATAATTATGATAATAATTATGACAGAATATTTAAAAAAAAATCAAAAGTAGGAGAAAAAAATGCCTGAATTAGAATATGGTAAAGTTGTTAATTATCAGGATATCACAGAAATGGAAGGCTATTATGAAAATTCTGAAGATATGCAAAACCGCGAGGCCGATAAGTTTCAAGATATTAAAGCTGATACAAAAGAATAAGACTAATGGCAACAAATTATTTAGATCTTACTAACGAGCTTTTAAGAGAATTAAATGAGGTTGTTTTAACTTCAGGTACTTTCTCATCTGCGGTAGGCGTACAAAAACATGTACAAGATTCTATTAATAGGGCTTATTGGGATATTGTTACTGAAGAACCCCAATGGCCTTTTTTAGCAACGGCTGAAAGCGGGGCAACAGATCCCATGTATGGGAATGTATATGTTGAAACTGTAGCAGGGACACGTTGGTATGAGCTAAAAGCTTCTAGTTCTAGTATAACGGATGATTATGGGTCTATAGATTGGGATAATTTCTATCTTACAACTGTGGGAGTTAGTGGAGAAGCTGCTCCTTATGTAGCCAGAAATCTTAGATATGCTACAACTGAATCATGGAAAGATTTTAGAAGACTTTCAGAAAATTTAGACGATGCAGATACTCAGCAATGGGGGCAACCTAATCTGGTTATACGAAGCCCTGATGCTCGCAGGTTTGGATTAAGTCCTATACCTAAAAAGGTATATCGAATTTGGTATTTTGCTTGGGATCTTCCTACTGCTTTATCAGTACATGGAGATAGTATTGTATTTCCAGAAATGTACACATCTGTCTTATTAGCTAAAGCTAGATATTATATTTGGCAATTTAAAGATAATCCTCAAGCAGCAGCGTTTGCTAATGAAGACTATAGAAAAGGGCTTCGGAGCATGAGATCTAATCTTTTAGAACCTGCTCCTAGTTATATTAAAGATGATAGGATTTCATTCTGATGGCTACTCAACCTTATGGTATTTCATGTAAAGGTGGTTTAAATACTAATTTAAATCAATTTGAAATGCTTGCACAACCAGGACTAGCAACAAAGTTAAGAAATTTTGAAGTTGATCCAGATGGCGGCTATAGACGAATTAATGGTTTTTCTCAGTTTGGAGATGGTACAAGACCAAATACAGATAATGATATTTTTGGTCTTGAAGTTTATGCGGATGGAGTTATTGCTTGTTCAGGAACTAATGTTTATTTTAGTCAAGATGGAGATAGTTGGCTACAGTTAAATAAAGCTAGTGTAGCGGCAGGTGGAGATAACTATACAGCTTTTACAGGACGTAGTGCGGCCGCCAGAACTTCA